CCTTGGAGTTTACACGCCGAACGGGTGCGCGACGCACGCGCGGTGTCGCCTGTCTGTGCTGTGCAGCATTTAAAGATGCGGCAAGAACAGCCAGCCGTTGAGCAGTCACGGGTCTTCCTGCACTTCCGGCAATCGACATCGACCGAGTTCGCCGGGGAGATGGCATCTTATTATTATAAAATATTTAAAGTCAGTTCCGTAGGAACTGTTCCGTGGCACGCACAGTCGCTTCGCGACTGGTTTTTAAAGTGTCAGTCTCAATGTTGCAGCTCCGTAGTTGACGAGTTTAGCGGGGGTTGAGCGCTCGAGTCCACGGGAGTGGAGCTCCTCCCGAATGATACCAGAAAGATTTTCAACTGCAAAATATTTCAAACTTGCAATGAGCCATGCAATCATGGTGATGATACCAGTCCTGACCATCTCTGCGTTGGATGCAGTTCTTCCAGTAACGCGACCGAGGTAGGAATTGTTGTACTTGTGGATTTTGTTTATAAAATTAGAAGTGCGTCCGCCCCGGTAGCTCACAGCGAATGCTACGGTACCAACTGCTAGGTTGGCGGCGTTGGGGCGCAAGGTTCCAGCCTGAAACTTGCGGTGGAGGACAGCCACGATAGAGGAAGCCCCCGCCTCTATGACATTCTCGTACCCAACAAAGTAGGTCTGGACTATATTTTTGAATTTTAAAAAGGAATTGAGGGTTAGCCGGCGCACCTTGAGTGCATCGGCGGCGGTCATGTTTAACGCATAGTTATTCAGGTACAGGAGAACCATGAGTGTGATGATCAAAGCAACAATACGACGTGCCTGTCCCTGACGGAGACGTGGACGCCCATTGTTGTTCCGGTTGGGGGACCGGTTGGGGGACCGGTACCGAACGACACTTGCGCTCGGCATATACTATCTCACAACACTTTTATATAGAATTTTTGGAGCTTTGCGAACGACAGACCATTTCAAGGCATTATAATGACTGGGTGCATACATACGCATTTTGTTGAGTGCTCCAAGAGCAATCTGTTTCGTATGAGGTGAGAAATTACCTGGTGAAAAGTAATAATTTACCATTGCATTGACCAGATTATTTGCGTGTTTGTTTCGGGTAGCATTTGTCGCGAGGCTGAAATTTATCGCGCTTCTTCCGAGCGCCTGTGCGTGTCGATTATTTGCGAGCCCACTGATTTTGATTGCCGCAGGTAAAAGAGTTTTAGCCATTTGGACTGTAGCTTTACCTGCAACTGCTCGAGCAGTTCTGGAATTTGCGGCAAGTGAAAACGGTCCTCCAACCAAACGAGTAGGTGGACGAGTTGCCATTTCTATTTACGACCAAAATTCTTGGCATACTTGGCATGGACCCACTTGGCATCAGCTTTGTAGATGCGCGAGGCACGGGGGGCTGTGCGCTTGGTCAAAGTGCTGATGGCAATAAGACGCTTGATCACGGCGTGGGGATCTTCCTTGCCCTTGGTCACGGCACGCACCAGCGACTTGCGGCGATTCGTCATTGCCTCAACTGGGTGGTATCCGTACCGGGTCAGCATACCTTTCTTGAGCTTGCCGATAACCTTGGGACCTTTTCCTGCAGCACCCACGTCTGGGATGGGAACTGGACGCACGCGGGTCACGCCTGCTTTGCGCACATAGGAAAAGGTTTTGCCTTTCCTATGGACTGTTATACGTTTTTCCTTGCGATGCATGGTATAGCCTGCTCGAAGGATGGAACTCATTGTTACTTTCTACTTGGAAAAATTTTGGGATTGACAAGCAGTCTGAAAGACTGTTTTCTGCCGGAGGCGAAACAGAGTTTCTTCGAAACTCAATAAAATCACTTGGAAAAATTTTGGGACACTCCAATCATAAACATTTTGAGTTTACTTTCATTTGACGCACTAAAATCGTAAACATCGTCGTCTGGCATATCGACATCATATGTTGGAATATTATAGACGTGACGCATATACATAACAGAACTTAAAATACTTAGTGCGTAAGTTTTGAGATTTTTGATTTCCATGAGACGATTCCAACCTATGCGAATAGCCAACACATCGGGGCGTCCTATAAAAGGTCCCGCGGGAATAGCCTCAAATATAGCTCCGTCTATATAATTGTACCCATCTGCAAGTTTTATGGGAGAAAAAAGAAAAGGGACAGCGATGGTTGCCGCTACAGCATCGAGGACACTCATATCAGGAGTTGAATCTATGTTAAAGTAAACAGTCTTCATGAAATCCACACAATACGAGGGTATATGAAGTTTTATGGGATTCCATTCGTAAAGCTCTTTGAATGTAATGTCAGTTTTTCCCATGAATTTTTTACACATTTCGGATAGAACTTTTCTAATTTTTTTAGATGAAACAAGTCCGTAATTTGTCAAAAGGTTTTTTATATTAGGTTTCAATATGGTTCCAACAGGAATATTCAATGAATAGTCTAGAACTTCAGGGATGGCGCCTTTTGAGAGTACATATACAAAAGAAACTAGACCTCCGGCGCTAGCACCCGATATTTCCTCAAGATCGTCGAGTTTATTCTCTTGTTTGAGTTTGGACAAGACGCCTAAATACATGAAATATCCCATAGCGCCGGGACCTATAACGAGGTTTTTAACCATCTTCTAGTAGTTCCGTTTAATAATATTCTGGAAACTGACCGCGTAGGAATGCATAAAACAGTGAAAATACCAGTGTGTGAACACCAATTGCGGCGGGCGCGCTGAGCGCGGGGCTGAAAATAACGCCTGGAGTCAGCGCCACAAACAAGACGCCGGGCACGATGATATCAGCCGTCGTCACATTGAATTTAAATATGAACCTGATAATCAGGTAAGTAAAGATGCAGAGTAAAAGGGCGTGCATGCACACCTGAACCAAAAGACCTGAACCGGATGGGATTGCCAACAAGAGTCCAGGGCTTAGGATTGCAAACAAGAGTGCTGGGGTCAACACCTTTGGAGAAGTGATATCAATCATTGAATCACGTATATATCAAACCATTTATAAAAATTTTCGGGTTCGATTCGTTCCTTTACAATTGGAGTCCGTTTTACCGCTTTCCACGCCTGGTTTGCGTGGTCCGATGGGTCAGACGAATAGTACAAATCAGGACGTAGTAGTAGTTCAACAAACTTCGTGTACGTGCAAGTATTTTTCAGCATGAGATAGTTGTCATTGACGTACTCGTTGAAGATGGTCCAACCATCATGAATTTCCTCAGAATACAGAGCTTCCCAATCCTCGGGATCGAGGTCGTTGGCAAACTCGTCTGAATCATCGGAATCTTCCCAGGCTTGTTCGAAAGTGTACGCGTCACGCGAGTACTCGTCGTTGACACCCATTTTTACTTATTGTACTTACGTTCAGTGTCTCTAAGACACGAGCTTATTGATACCAGATACGTTGACACCTGCAACCTCCTTGACGTCGACTGCGTCCTGGATGGCGTTGAAAGCACCCTCGACCTGAACCTCGTTTCCGCCAAAAAAAGTGTGCAGACCCTTGCGAATAACCTCCTTTGTGATACTACCCTTGACCTTTTTAACCTTGAAATTCACCTTGACCTTGTCCTGGACATTCACAGTATCAATGTTGTGTTCCCCCATGTGTTTAGTCACAAACTTGCGAAGCTCTTTTTCACGCTGATTGAGCGTTGAGAGATCTTTGCGAGCTGCGGCGAGCTGGGTCTTTATAGCGATCCACTCATTCGTAGCATTTTTGAAGTCCATTTCTAATAGAAACGGTCTATTTTTTAAGTTACTGATACTCGCGCTCAATCTCAAACTTGGGACGCATCACATCGGGAGGGATGGTGCTGAGGTTGAAGATGGACACTGGGGTGCGGGGGTTCAGTGGCTCGCTGCGGAAGTCGCGGTTGGCATTGCGCAGGACGCCGCCGATGGTCTCGGGGTAGCCGATCTGGCTGCGTGGGTCCAGGTAGTTCTGGTTACCCAGGATCTTGTCTGGGCTGAACTGACCAAAGTCCTCGGTAGCCACAACGTCGCGGGGGATCAGGCTGGCGGATGACACGGAGCTGCCGCCGGTCGCACCACCTGAGTAGGGGGCGCCGCCCATGGTGCCAACTTGGCTTGCCGCCGTGCCCTCATTTACAGTGTTAAAGCCAATTGGCTGGGCTCCTGAGGCGACACCGTACGAGCTGCGGCATGTGGGGGCGAAAAGCATCAGGAGGATGACTGCCGCCAGAACCAAAATTACCAGTCCCTTGCGATTCATTTATTATAAGTTGGTGATATTTTTTTGGCGAGACAGACCCTGTGGGTCTGGACTCAATCCAAATAATCTGCTGGGTCATCATCCTCCTCGGGGTCATCTGTGAACAGGTACTCCTTGGGGAAAGTTGCCTTCTGCGAGCCGCTCCGGACGCGCACCTGGACGACGCGCCAGATGGGACCGAACGACTTTTTCAGGAACCACAAACCAGACAGCTCGAGCAGCACATCACACTTTGAGTCTGGTGCCACCTCCTGGAGTTCAATAGGATTTTTCCGAATGTCAAAGGCTGTGGTGACAATCTCGCCCTTGACCGTTGCCAGTGTCGCGCTGATGACATCGTCAGTCACGCTCTCCTGGAAGGCATTTGCGATCGTCTCGTCGCTGAGCTCCTTGCCGAACCATTCAACGCGGGACGCCTTGGCCTGTGTAAGCAGCTCGTTATCAATAGTAGTAAACAAATTAGAATTTTCAACCTTAAAATTGACCGACTTGGCGGTCAGTGAATCCTGGAGCGTCACGCCGTTCACCTGATGACGAGACCCATTAATCTTCAGAAAATATCGACCGTCTGGTAGTTTCTGGGGCTTTCCGTACTCCATTGTACTATAAACAAAAATATTCTTTAATGTTAGATGAGCGCGTGCAGTGCTGAATTTATAAATTCAGGGTGCCAGTGTTTGACCGACCCCCTGGATATAACAACATCGATATGCGGATACATAAACAAACAGAACGGTCTGGTGTATCCGTGTGACCTGGGGTGCTGCATTCCCACATGTCAAAATGTCGGTCCTTATCCAATTTTCGGTGAAGATTTCAGACCATCTGGGGGAGGCGCTTTACCCCCAGGCTTTAACATCAATTTACCACAGAGTGATGAACCTTCAAAAACGGAAGGAGCTGCGCCATTTTCTAACCCACAGCCCCCAGATGAGAAGGTTTGGCAAATTGTTTTCAAAGGTTTCGTGTTTTTGGTTATCATTCTACTCGCCCTGTTGGCACTTAAAGCCCTGACGCGTGGGTAGATCATAAGATGGCTACCACCACCGATGTTCCCGTCACTCTCGACGCCCTGATGAAGGAGCTCAAGGCTGTGCGCAAGGAGATTCGCAAGATTCGCCAGCACATTGAGGACCCTACCGGCGAG